CTGGTATGCACGCTCAAGAATATCAGGGTCAGAAGAAAGACCCACGCCGTGAGTTCCGCATCGGCTTTGCACTGTATGGTGAAGGCTACCAGAAGGAAGACGGTACTCCGCGCACGATTAGCTCGTTCAGCATGCCGTTGTTCAACAACGAACGTAGCAAGGCATTCAAGCTGTTCGAGATGATGAACTACAAGAAGGATAAGAAGAACTTTGCTCAGATGCTTGGTGATCCGTTCTTGGTGCATATCAAGCATGTAAAGACTAGCAATGGTGCTATGCGTGCACGCCTTGATACAGATGATGTGCGTCCTCCGATTGACCCTCTGAGTAAGAAGCCGTATCCTGTTCCCGAAGCACCTGAAGAACTGTACCGTGTGCTTCTGTGGGATGCACCCACGATGGAACAATGGAAGAGCATTGAAATTCAGGGCACTACTGATGCAGGGAAGAGCAAGAACTTCCTACAGGAAGAATGCCTTGCCGCATTGGACTTCGCTGGCTCTAAGTTGGAACAGATGCTAAAGGGTTCGTTACCTAGCATGACCGTTCAGGCAACTTCTGATTCTGGTTTGGGGTACACGGAAGATGACGATCCCCCGTTCTAATGCACTTAAGAGACTAGGTGTACCCGCTAATACCCCTAGTCTCTTTACCGTTGAAGGAAACCGCGTTCTCGTCATGGATGGGGACGCCGCTTGCTATCAAGTAGCAAGCAAGATCAAAACATTAGGTACTGCGCTACGCCATTTCAAGATGAAGATTCTTGAGGCTATGTTCTTAACTAAATGCAGTACCGCACGAGTTCATGTTACTCCTAAAGGTTGTCTTAAAGCAGGACGGCTCAAGATTCTAGCTGTCAAGCCTTATCAAGGCAATCGCTTATTATCCAAGAAACCTCCTTTATTAGAGGCATTGCGTGATCAAGTTCACACAGTATCCAACAATGAGATCACAGTACTAAAGCACTACGATGTAGAAGCTGACGATGCTGTAATGATGGATGCTTATGAGTACGCAGATAGATGTGTTGTGTGGAGCGAAGATAAAGATCTTCGCAGCGTGCCGTGCCCTTACTACGAACTTAGTACTGGAAGAATAGATAAAATTACAGATGGGTTCGGGTGGATTAAGATGAGTGAGACCGAGAGCGGTATTAAGAAGCTAGTAGGGCACGGCAGGAAGTTCTTTTGGGCACAGATGTTAATGGGAGATACTGCGGATAATATCCAAGGTATTCTCTCCGTCGATGGTAAGAAGTGCGGCTTAGTCCACGCTTACGAATTACTCAAGGATACTAAGACAGAAGATGATGCGGCTAATATCGTTGTAGATTTGTACAGACAAATAGATCAGGATATTGTAGCTGAAGGAGAACTGCTGTGGTTGCTTAGATCAATCGGAGATAGCTTTGCTCATTATGCAACAAGTGATCTAGCACTAACCAAAGAGAACATGAACTTTGTTTTGGATTGTTATGGGAGACCGCATTATGTGGGAGAAGATTAAGAACTGGTTTAATGCAGAATCAATAGAAGTAATGCTATTATTTGCACTAACGTTAGGCAGTGCTTTACTTGTAAGTTTAGGCTATTACTTAGATGCAATCTGCGGTTTCCTAGCAGTTATTGCTATCTCAACAATCAGTTCGTATCTTGATCGTAAGAGAATCAATACACAGTACAGCGAGTACCTAAAGACTGGGTTGGAGAAGAATGGTTACAGGCAGAAAGATACAAAGAAGTCAGCTTAGAGCATGGGCTATTGGACATGTAAAGTCCAAACAGGGTGGAGTATGCCCTATCTGTGGACAGCCTATTAAATTCCAAGTGATGGGTAACAAGAGTGACTACGTAGTAGACCACGATCACGAAACAGGAGAGATTCGTGGTGTACTACACCGCTCTTGCAATGCGGCTGAAGGTAAGGTTACGAATGCCGCAGGTAGATGGGGTGCTAAGAGTACCAAGTACTCAGCAATTATTCCGTGGCTAGAAAATATGCTGAAGTACTTGAAGAGTGAAGGCACGGGTATTATCTATCCAGACCACAAGACTCCTGAAGAAAGAGAAGAAATTAGAAAACAGAAGGCGCGAAGAGCCGCCGCTTTACGTAAGGCAAGATTGGCATTAGCCAAGGAGAGGAAGGATGACACTGAAGGTTAAGAAGAAGGACGGTACGTTAGAGAACTGGAACTTCGATAAGATCAAGGAAGCCGTGAATAAAGCGGCTACTAGAGCTAACTTTAATGTTACTGACTACGACTGGGAAAAGCTACAGGATTATGTTACAGAGTACCTAAGCGATACCTACCGTAGAATCAATGACGATATTGTTGCTACTGCTGACTTACATCAGATTATAATCCGATGCTTAAGAGAAGTAGATTTGCTTGAAGTAGCAGACGCATATCAGGAGTTCCGAGACTACAAGAACACGTATGCTAAAGCATTCGAAGCTATCAAACAAGAGTCTGACCGTATCATGTACCTAGGTGACAATGAGAATGCTAACTTTGATAGCTCTCTCGTAAGCACTAAGAAGTCCTTAATCGGTGGGTACTTGAATAAGGAACTGTATAAGCAATTCCAACTCAGCGTTGTCGAAAAGGAATTAACCAAGCGCGGTGACATTTATATTCACGACCTTCGGGATATGAATTTGAACTGCATCAACTGTTGCTTGTTTGATATGGGCAACGTGTTAAAGAATGGTTTCGAGATGAGCAACATTCGATACACCGAACCTAAGAGTGTGCTTTCTGCATTGCAGGTTATCGGTGATATTACTCTCGTTGCTACTGCTCAGCAATTTGGTGGCTTTACAATTCCACATATCGATCATATTCTACTGCCGTATGCTAAGAAAACGTTTAATACTTATCGGAAGGAAGCAAATGACTTTGGTATAATGAATTGTACTACCTATGCTATGCACAAGCTGACTCGTGAGCTAGAGCAGGGTTTCCAAGCACTGGAACTAAAGCTTAATACTATTCCGTGCAGTCGAGGAGACTTCGCGTTTACTACGCTAACCTTTGGTAGTCCTCTAGATGAAAGTGAAGACTCCCTTAGTAACAACATGCTCTTGAATGCGATTAACACAGCGTTGCTGAAGGTTCGCATAAACGGTCATGGCGGAAAGCCTGTTGTATTTCCGAAGCTTGTGTACTTGTACGACAAGAATTTCTTAGAGAGAAGCCAGTACGCTAAAGAAGTATTCGATAAGTGTATCGAATGCAGTAGCAAGTGCATGTACCCTGACTATCTGAGTATTACTGGTGAGGCTGGTACTGTCTCTAACTTATACAAGGAACACGATGTAGTAACCTCTCCTATGGGTTGTAGAGCGTTCCTGAGTCCTTGGCAAGACCCTGAGACTGGTAAGTTCGTAACGGTAGGTAGAGCTAATATTGGTGCTGTATCCTTGAATCTACCGTTGATTTGGGTAGTGTCAGGCGGTACTCGTGAAAGATTCTTTACAGAACTAGAGAAGCGTTTGCAAGTAATCCGTGAGTTCCTAAAGAAGCGTTACGAGTTAATCCGCAATACCGCATCAGGTACTAATCCTATGGCTTTCTGCCAAGGTGGCTTGTACAATGGCTATCATAAGCCTGAAGAACCTATCGGCGATCTTGTTAAGTACATGACTGCTTCATTTGGTATTACTGCATTGCATGAGCTTACTTTACTTGCTACAGGTAAGTCATTAAGAGAAGATAATTCTGAGTTCGCTAAGGAAGTAATCAGTTTTATCAAAGACAAGGTTGCTGAATTCAAGGCGGAAGACGGTCATCTGTATGCTTTGTATGGTACACCTGCTGAAAGTCTTTGCACTACTCAAGCAACACAGTTCAACGAGTACTGCAAGGCGCATGGTATAACCAATCCGTTTGAAGGTCAAAAGTATTTTACTAACAGTTTTCATCTGCATGTATCCGAAGATGTTAATCCGTTCCAGAAGCAGGATGCAGAGTACGATCTGTTCCACATGATTGAAGGCGGACATATTCAGTATGTTAGATTATCAGATCCTAGCAATATCACTGCTGTACGCAGTGTGGTTATACGTGGTATGGATAAGGGATTCTATCAAGGAGTGAATTTCGAAAGTGTTTACTGTAACTCTTGCGGAGCACATTCTACTAATGCAGGTAATATTTGTCCTGTATGCGGGAGCACTAACATTACTACTATTGATCGTGTGTGCGGTTATCTCGGTTATTCAAACATTAACGGAAAATCGAGAATGAACGAAGGTAAGATGCAAGAGATCAGTGAACGTGTTAGTATGTAAGGGGTAGAATCATGGACAAAGAAGGATGGGATTGGTGATATGACGATCTATAACTGCGTTTACAAAACAATCACAAATCGACAGAAGATCAGGAAACTGCATCAAGGCATTAGAGATGCTTCTATTCTGGATAACATTATAGAAAAATGCTTGGATGACGTTTTAGAAAACTATGACAATTGCATCCAGTTCTGTGATCTTAAGCGTACTTTTAATATGCTAAAGGATGGCTGTGTTGTTGCAGAGGATGTAACTTATGACACAATCCAAAAGAGATTACAGCGTAAAGGATGCGTGTATATTTGTAGCATGTTTGATCTAGATGATCTTGTTATAGTAAAGATTTGGAGATGAACTACTCAGGATTAAACCTGTGTGACACCACGAACGGGGATGGCTGTAGAGTCTCCCTGTTCGTTAGTGGATGCACCCTACATTGCAAAGGATGCTTTAATAAAGAAGCATGGGATTTCAATTACGGTAAGCCTTTCAATATGGACGAAGAAGGAAGGCTTATTATAGCCACGCTTAGTGATCCAGCCATACAAGGATTGTCTATCCTAGGTGGTGATCCTTTTGAATACCAGAACATTCCTATTATTACTTCGCTGTGCATGAGCGTAAAGATGTGGTATCCCGACAAAGACATTTGGGTGTGGACTGGTAGGAAGTTCGATCAGATTAAAGATTTACCGTGCTTAGATTACATTGATGTACTAGTGGTAAATCCTTTTGTAGAGAGATTAAAAATACATGGAAGATATTACGGAAGTTCAAATCAACAAGTTCTGCGGAAAAACGGAAATGCGTGGGTTGCAGACGACCCTGAAATTTCTGCTACGACAGACTCACGGACAGAACGCAAATTTAGGATCGAAAGAGAACTGTGAGCTATACAATAAGCTTTGTATTGAAGAGTTCTGGGAGCTTCAACTTGCTCTAAGATATGAAGGTGAAGCAGAGCAGTTCAAGGAACTCTGTGACGTGCTATGGGTTCTGATTCAGTTCGCTAACTGTAAGGGTTGGGATTTAACTAAGGGCATGACTGCTCTTGCTAATGAATACAATAGCAAGTTCTATACTGCTGATGGTGAGTATCAGCCTCTCCTCAGAGAAGATGGTAAGCTTCTAAAGAATACTGGATTCAAGAAGGCTAATTTCAAGGAGTTGTTGTAATGGATTTTAAGGTCGTTAATGATGTATCAATAGAACTTATTGATCGCATGGGTAGCGACCTTAGTGTCGTTAATGCGGCTAGAGTATCTTTTGATAAGTGGCATGATGCGTTCGATAAGGAACAGGATTACCGTCTTATCAAATACCTAGCCAAGCACGGACACTGGTCTCCGTTTGCTCACACAAGCATGAGCTTTCGCTGTAAAGTTCCTATGTTCTTAGCTAGACAGCTAGTGAAGCATCAGGTAGGGCTGACATGGAATGAAGTATCTCGTAGATACACTACGGATAACATTGAATTCTATGTGCCTACTGTGTTGCATTCTAAAGCTGATAATGTTAAGCAAGGATGCGGTGCTGAATTAGTCGATGGTGCTACTTTAGATGAGCTTCGGTACATTACCGAGTGTGCTTTCCAATCCTATAACTGGTTGCTAGATCGAGGTGTTGCACCTGAAGAAGCACGCATGGTACTGCCAATGAATCTAATGACTACATTCATTTGGACTGGTAGTTTATATGCTTTCTGGCGTGTGTACAAGCTACGCATTGATACTCATGCCCAGAAGATTGCTCAGTCGTTCGCTGAGAAGTTGTATGTAGAACTAGCTAGGGTTTATCCCTATTGCGTTCAGGCACTAAGCGAAGTATAATAGTATTCTTTAAGGAGAATCTATGGACAGATTTCAAGAGCAATTACAGATAGAACAACAAGCCCACGCTGATGGTGTTTCCCGCGCTTTAAAGGAGCTTTCTGAGGCCATAAAGCAAGGTAGGGTAGCTGACCTACCAGTCGGCAAGCAAGTCGTTGCTAGAGCGTTCTCTGCGGCTTCTGAGGCGGTAGCTGAAAAGCTTATACCAGGGAAAGCGGGGATGGATAGAAAGTACACTAAGCACCTCAGGAATTTAGGTGCTGATTTGTGTGCAGTCATTGCTTTAAGAGTTGTGCTACAACATACACTGAACACGGAGTATCAAAGTTCAGCGGCAGAGGTTCTAAGTAAACTGGGACTTGCTCTTGAAACAGAAACTCTGATCAAAGCTATGAAAGAGGAGAAGCCTTGGTACGTAGACAAGATTAGAGATCAAATCAAAAAGCAATGCACGACTAGTACTAGACACATTAGTAATAAGTTCAGAACTGGTGCCAAAGACTTAGGTATCACAGACTACATTTGGGAGCCTTTAGAGAGAGTGGGCACAGCAAGACTTCTTTTATCCTGCATCTATCCTTTGGGGTTGTTCGAATGGGATAAGAAGAAGCTTAAGAATGGTAAATCTGTACAAGTAATTGTACCTAGTGAGGAGCTTATTAAACATGTTGAGCATTACAGCAACCACCTTAAAGCTCTTGTTCGCTATCCTGTTATGGTATCTCCTCCCCTTGATTGGAAGGATATGTACACTGGGGGATACTACAGTACGGAAATGAATGTACTGGCTCCCATGATGAAGCTACGTCCTATGCCTAGGGAGTACCGTAACTGGATAGTACAACATCTGCGAGAAGGTTTAGCAGAAGAAGTTAAAGAAGGATTGAACAAGATTCAATCTGTACCTTATAAGGTTAATACCAAGGTACTGGATGTAGCACAACAGGCAATCCTTAATCCTAATGGTATTCTAGGATTACCTGCTCATGGTGGCAAACCTAAGCCCGAGTTCCCCTTTAGTGAAGATTTCGACAAGCATAACTGTACCGAAGAACAGCAAGTACTCTTTGCTGAGTGGAAACGTAAGGCGGCAGAATGGTACACTGTAGAGAACACCCGTGTCGGTAGAAAGATGGGTGTTGTAGCAAAGCTACGCGAATTGCAGAAACTACGCTACAGAGAGCGTTGGTGGTGCCCTGTGTTTCTTGACTGGCGCGGTAGGGTGTATTTTCGTAGTACGCTGAATCCCCAAAGTGCGGATGTTGTAAAGGGTTGTATTGACTTCGCTGATGGTAAACCATTAGGTAAGGAAGGTCTGTTCTGGTTGAAGGTTCAAGTAGCTAATTGCTGTGGATACGATAAAACCTCTTTCGAGGATAGAGTCAAGTGGGTAGAAGATCATTGGGATGAGATTCAGAATTTCTTGGATCATCCTCTGGAGGTTGAGCCTCCTGAGCCTGACACCGCTTTTACGCTCCTACAAGCGGGCTACGCGCTTCAAGAAGCCCTATCCCTATACGACCCTACAGGGTACGTCTGTACCGTGCCTGTAGCGCTCGATGCTACGTGTTCTGGGCTACAGCATTACTCAGCTATGCTCCGCGATGAAGTAGGCGGCTTTTATACGAACCTAGTAGCCAGTAACAAGGATGTAAAGCATGACATTTACAAAGCGGTAGCTGATAAAGCTATTGAACTGTTACCGTCAATGACAGATGATCCTTGCATTATTGACTACTGGAAGCGACAGGGAGTCAGTCGAAGTCTAGCTAAACGTCCTACAATGACTCATGTGTACTCTGCTACACTAGAGAGTTGTAAGATGTATGTAACCTCTGCCGCTGTAGAAGAGAATCTACCGCTTATAGCGGGGTACTCTTACATGAAACTGTGCTTTCCATTAGCGAAGGCACTCAAGAAGGCTGTAGAAGTTACTGTGCCTAAAGCTACTGAAGCTATGCGTTACTTAAAGACGCTGGTACTGCATTCCAGTAAGCCTCTGAGATGGATTACTCCTGTAGGAGTTCCTGTTATAAACTGGACTTCTAAGGAAGAAACAAAGCAAATCAAAGTAAGCAGTTTAGGATTAAAGACTGTGTTCGTTGGTACGTTCTCTAAGACGTATGATAGACGTAAAGCATGTACTGGCATCAGTCCTAACTTCATCCATAGCTGTGACAGTACACATTTGATAAAGGTTGTAAATGCTTTTGAAGGACAAATTCTACCGATTCACGACAGCTTTGCGACACTGCCTAGCGATGTGGGCAATCTGCATAGTATTCTTGTACGAACAATGTCGGGACTATATGAGAACCAACAAATGTTGGATATTCTTAAAGTCTATAATGAGTTCGAAGAGCTAGATGACGTAGCTCCACCTGTTCAAGGCTCCTTAGATTTGGAAGAGCTAAAAGACAGTACTTTTGCATTTTGTTAAGTTAAATCAATGACTTAACTTCAAGTGTCATATTATAGAGGTTTCATTTCGCTTGGAACCTCTTTTTAACTAAGCTCCCCTTGTACGGGTTATGAGGGGAGATATTAAGAAACCGGGCCAGTCATCGGCGATATGTAACAGGAGACCCTGATCCCCGGCCGATGCAGTGCCCAACATTACTTGAATGAGCATACCCAAAGAAGTTAAATTCACACGCGCTCATCTAGATTTCTTAGAGACACAGTTTCCTGAGAGAACTGATCTTAAGAGTACGGAAGAATTGTTTACTCAACAAGGAGTGCGTAGAGTTATTCAATTCATTAGAGAGCGAGTGCATAGAGATGAAAGAAGAGTACAGACTAGAGAGCTATCAGCTAAGTAGTATCTCTGAAGAAGATCTTAGTAAGTACTTATTAGGAGTAGAGAAGATACTCTTAAGAAGTATTACTAGAGATATACTAGTAGAGTACAAAGAGTATCTGAGTAATAGAGACCTATTAGATAGAACACACTTTGCTCTCAAGAGAAGTTTACAGAACTCTGATTACCTAATCATTGTACAGCATAATGATGTATCTCTATTCTGCATCAGTCGGTTTGAATACTTCAACCCACACAAACCTTACAAGGGACTTGTTCCTGCTTTGATTGTATGTGATGGTTGTGATTCTAAGATATGTTTTAAGTTGTTCCGAGAGCTTAAACGGATAGCTAGAGAGACAGATTGTAAGTGGTATGCTATGAGTCATAGAATCGCACCATTCAAGTACAACTTTCAATACATAGATTTATGAGGTGATTATGGGCTTTGGTGATAACAGTGATGAATTACGTAAACAAGCCGAACAGCAGGAACGTCAGTATCAGCAACAGCTTCTAGAACAGCGTAATGCTGCTATCCTAGAAGGACAGAATGCTTCTGATAACGTTGCTGATGTTACGGTAGGCAACAGTACTACGTATGTGGACGATCCTTTCGCTACTAAGAAGAAAAAGAATGCTTCTCAGTATGCGACTAACATGCTAGGATTGTAGTATGGCAGTAACGAATAGATACGATACTTTTAAGAAGTACTCGAGGGATCAGATTAATTCTTTCAGAAAGACCGCTAATTCGATAACCCTTAATGCCGTAAATAATGGCGTTAAGCCTACTGGCAGAACATATACGTATTATGTTAACGGCGAAAAGGTTTCACAACATGACTACTCTTCCGCTAGGGCGCAGAAAAATAGACTATCATCTATTGTGAGTGATTGGACTAAACAATCTGCTGACTACTACAAAGCGTTCGGTTCTAGCATGTTAGCAGGAAGTAACGTTGGTGTAGACAGTGCCAACGTTAGCATGAATGAAGTTCCTGTAGATCGTACTGATCCTATTCTAGATACTACGAGTACTCCTAAGAGAAAGAAACGCGGTGATAGTTCTACGTCAGTGTTAGGCTTATAATATGGCAGACAAACTACATACCTTGTATGAGAAGTACAGGGATACTCGATTACTGACTAAGTTCGAAACCTATGCTAAATGGACTACCGCTTCAGTCTTTCCTACGTACATGGAAAAGACTGCGCTAGAAGGTAATGATATTACCGAAAGAGACTATCAAAGCACTGGTGCTATCTTAGTCAATAATCTAGCGTCTAAACTAGTACAGTACTTATTTCCAGTAAGCTCTAGCTTCTTCAGATTAAAGGATACAGAGTCTTTGAAGAAGTTCTTACGAGAGATTGGCGGTGCTAATGATGTAGCCCAAGAGATTGCTAATCTCGAAAGACAAGCATCAGAGCGTCTGTTTATGAATGAGGGGTATGCTCAGCTTCATCAGTTGATGCGTATTCTTATCGTAACAGGCAACGCACTAATCTATCGCAATAATGGAAAGCTTACTGTGTATTCTCCTAGAAACTTTGTAGTTCTAAGAGATGCAAGCGGTACTGTTCTAGACTGCATTCTTAAGGAACAAGTTGTCTATGGACGACTCCCCTTAGAGGCTAGATTACTTTTCAGAAATCAAAAGAAAGAGTTCGACACTCTTGATTTATACACACGAATTAAGCTTGTTACCGAAGACGGTTCACCTGATCGTTACTTAGTGTATCAGGAAATCGAAGATAGACGCTTCGGCGACAAGATGATGTATCACAAGAATCTTTGTCCTTACATACCTGTTGTATGGGATTTAGTAAACTCTGACTCATACGGTCATGGATTAGTCGCAGAATACGCTGGTGATTTTGCTAGACTCAGTATGCTGAGTGAAGCATCCGCTAAATATCAGATTGATGCTTGCAAGGTTGTTAATCTGGTGAAGCCCGGTTCTACCGCAGACATTGATGCGTTGGCACAGGCTAATTGCGGTGAATACGTATCTGCTAATCCTGAAGAGATTGCTAAGTCTGAGACAGGTGATGCGGCATTCATTGGAGCTATTGATGAGATCATCATGCGTCTGATTAACTCGTTGAGTATTGCATTTATGTACAGTGCTAATGTACGTGATGCAGAGCGAGTTACTGCCGCTGAGATTCGAATGAAGGTAGCTGAGGTTGATAAGACGCTAGGCGGTGTTTACAGTAAGCTGAGTGAACAGCTACATCCCGCGTTTGCTTATCTGCTTTGTAACGAGGTATCTCCTAAGTTCGGTGCGGCTATCGTAAGCGGAGCATTAAAGATTGATCTGCTTATCGGTACTGCGGCTTTAGGTAGAACAGGTGACGTAGAAAGATTGCTACAGTCTGTGCAGGTGTTAAGTGCTATTGTTCCTGCTATTCAACAGATTAGTCCTAGATTCAGTGCAGAGAAGATTACTGATCTAGTTCTTCGTAGTAATAATGTTGATCCTACTACTGTTATGAAGTCAGAGGAAGAGCTACGTGCTGAGGAACAGCAAATCAATTCTCAGATGCAACAGCTTCAGATGCAACAGGCAACTATGGGTGATCCCGCAGGACAACTAATTGGAGGCTACTAATGGCTGATCCTAATACACAAACTATGACTACTCCTAATACTACTGAACCCGCAGGTGGTGTCCCTCCTGCAACAAACGTCATTGCTACGGCTACCAGTGGCGCCCCTAGCCCCGCTACACAGCCTACGGGTACTACCCCACAGGGTACGCCTCAGAATGCAACCACACCCCCTTCTAACCCCGTTATAGATGATTTCGATAACTATGCTACGGGGAATGAAATCCTAGATAACGCAACGAAATCTCTAGGTATGCTAATGGGTGTGTCTGGTGCTGAGTTAGCTCAGATTATGAGTAAGGCTCTTCAGCATGGTGATCCTTCGTTGCTAGATGGTACTCTGATTGAGCAGAAGTACCCCCAGTACAAGGAGCCTCTGAAGCAGTTAACCATTGCTCATATTCAGCAAGCACAACAGCATCAGAAGGCAGTAGTTGATACTGCTTATGGTGTTGCAGGTTCTAAAGAGAACTGGGATATGGCTGTGCAAGTATTTAAGAAAACAGCTCCTCAGTATCTTTACGAGACTGTTAAAGCAATGATTAATTCAGGCAAAGTAAAGGAAGGCGCAGAGATGATTATGCAGACTGTAGCCCAAAATGGTTTTAATCCGAAGCCTGCCGCTACTCTTCAAGGCGGTGGTGTAGGTGGAGTTCAGGGATTGTCTTATGACCAGTTCAAACAGGAAATGGCTAAGCTATCCCAAGAAGCAGGTAATCGTTCGTTAGAAGGTAATGGAGAGTACGCTAGACGTTATCAAGATTTACTTGCAAGACGACATGCAGGGCGACTTGCAGGTCTTTAATCTTTCAGGGGCGAAAGCCCCTTTTTTATGTTATTAAAAGGAAATAATAAATATGGCTGATACTCCGTATAAGGCTCAGTTAACCCGCGTGCATTGGGCGGGTGCTGATGCTACTACTGATGAACACCTAGAGGTGTATCTTTCTGAAGTGGAATCCCGCTTCGAATACAATGCTATCTTCCGTGCATTCAGTACGGAACGTTCTGTTGCTAACCAGTCGAATACGTATCGTATCGACCGCTTGGGTACGTCTCAGGTTAAGGGGCGTAAGTCTGGTGAGGCTCTTGAAGCTCAGCGCGTTACGAACGAGAAGTTAATCCTTCAGGTCGATACCGTGCTGTACATTCGTAATCCGATTGATTATCAGGATGATTGGACTGCTCCCGACTGGCTGATGGATATTGCTCGAAACAACGGCTACACGTTTGCTGAAGTGTTTGATCAGGCTCATCTTATTCAGCTTATCAAGGCTCGTAAGATGACGACTCCTGAACATCTGAAGCCCGGTATTGGTGACGGTATTGAAGTGACGGGTGAATTCAAGGCCGCCGCTAAGACGCAGGCTGAACTGGAAGCTAATGCTATCGCTATTAACTTAGCACACAAGAAGGGCATTGATACGCTAATCAAGAACAAGGTTCCGCTTGCTGATATGATTACTATCGTGCATCCTGATATTTATTCTTCGTTGCTTGAGCATCCAAAGCTTTTGAATATCCAGTTCGATAACACCAATGGTGGTTTGTATTCTGGTCGTCGCTTTGTGCGCATGAACGGTATCCCCGTGATTGAGTCTACGGCATTCCCCGACAATGCGATTACCGGTACTTTCCCGCTTGGTGCTGACTACAACGTGGATGCTGAAGATTTGAAGTGCAAGATGGTTACGTTCTCGAAGTCGAAGACGCTTGTGACCGTTAAGGCCAAGGACATGACGGTTCGTGTCTGGGACGATGAAATGAACTTCCAGAATGTGCTTGATGCGTACTGCATGTACAATGTGGGTATTCGTCGTCCTGACGCTTGCGTTGTGACGAAGTTCGAAGAACCCGCTTAATAGGAGGCTTGGCGTATGGCTACCATTGATATGAGAGGTGTGTGGACAGAAGCCAAGCAGGTGCAGGAGACCCGCAACGAGGTTAATCGTGGCGGGTACAAGCCTGCCGCGGCTGCTGCTTCTACGATGAGTACGCGCACTAAAACGACTAAGTAATAGTCTTTCGTGAATTCTCTGAAGGGCTATACGTAGTAGCCCTTTGGAGAGGTTATGGAATTACTTAAAGCAGTAAATATGATTCTCCCGTATTTTGGTGAGAACACTATTACTAAGATTGATTACAAACATCCTACTGTCGTTCTTATTACGGGCGTACTAGAGGATATGCAGAAGACCCTTCTAAGTAAGGGTTGGTGGTTTAATACTAGCTACGTTAAACTATATCCGAACAGCGATGGAGGTTTGGATGCTCCTGAGAATGCTCTTAGTATTGTTAACATGAGCACCAGTGATGTTATAGCTATTCGAGATCAACGTATCTTCAACGTTACTCAAAGAAGCTATAAATTTAAAGAACCAATCGTAGTTCGTATTATTGACAATATGGATTTTGAAGAGCTACCTGAAAACGTAGCTCTATGGATCATGTACAGAACCGCATTTGAAGCTTATGTGCGTGATTATGGATATGAAGATGTGCTTCAGGTTATTCAGATGAAAGAGAACGAAGCTTATCAGAGAGTAAATGCGGAACATCTAAGAAATAAGAAATACAGTACTTGTAAGAGTCCTATGGCTTGGAAGTACTACAATGCACTAAGAACTTAAGGAGATACTATGATTGTAGAAATGCAGTATCCTACTTTGCTCTCTGGTGTTTCAGAACAGACTCCTAGAGAAAGAAGTAATAATCAATTCACTGCACAAGAGAACATGATTAGTGATCCTGTTTCTTCTCTCAGAAGAAGAGTTCCCTTAGTGTTTAAGAAACAAGTTCTAGTACAAGCTGGTACTGCTAATCCTGACAACATTATTAGTACTTATACAGAAGTAGGTGGTAAGCCTATTCATCTTGTAATGAGTACGTATCCTAATGTTGTTATGGAGTTCTATGATCTAGAGTGGAATAAGCTAGATGTAACAGTACCCGAGGATGTAAAGCAGTACTTACTTACTGAGAACAAGAATAACATTCGTATTACGAATAACAACGGTATTACTTGGCTACTCAATACGGCTCAGAAACCTGTAGCTGTGTACGATAAAGATGCGCTTGATCCTAAGTTCTTTGGGTACACGAACATTACTACTGGTGCGTTCCTTAAGAAGTACAAGGTCAGTATCGTTATCTACAACAAGGATGGTACTCAGAGAAAAGCCGTAGAGTTCGAATACGAGACGCCTGACGGCACTAACGAGGGTGATGCTAGTAAGAGTACCCCTGAGGGTGTTGCGACTTCCCTAGCGGCTAAAATCAACGCAGACAATGATCTAGACGCAGTTACTTTCAGTAGCGTTATCTGGATTAGTCTTTCTTCGGCATTACGTACTGCGGACTGTAGTCTCGTTGTAAAGAACGCCAGTGGTTCGAACTACGCTAGTGCATCTAATACACAGAAGGTTCCTAGCACTACAGACTTGCCTGCTGAATTGCCTGACGCTACAGGATCAGACGGCTTTATCATGGGAGTAGGTTCTTCAGACAGTGCAATGCAGTACTACAAGTACAGTGTCGCTGACGCATCTTGGTCTGAGTGTGGAGAGTACGGTAGCATTAGTGCTATCAAGAATATGCCTGTGTCTTTGAACTTAGATGACGATGGTAATCTTGAGGTTAAGACTGTAGAGTTCGAAGGAAGAGTTTCAGGCAATGACTTGAATAACCCTGAACCTGTGTTTATTACACAAGGTATTACAGGGATCAGCACGTACTCTGGCAGATTGGTTTTGCTTAGTGGCCCTAGAGTTTATCTTAGTGCTACTAGGTATCCGATTCGTTTTATGAGAAGTTCTGCGGCTTCGGTACTAGATGACGATCCTATTGAGGTGGCGGCTAGTAGTACTAGCTCTGCATCATTTGAGCACGCAGTTCAGTTCAACAAGGACTTGGTTATCTTCTCTAAGACGTATCAGGCTGTTATCCCTGCGGGTAATCAGGCATTGTCTCCATTGACTGCTATGCTTGTCGTTACCAGCCAGCAACCTATGAGTACTACTGCTACTCCTTGTGTTGTAGGACAGACGCTAATGTTTATTATACCTATGAGTACTGCATACACTGCGTACTTTGGTGTTGGTGAACTAGTACCGTCTGAATACACTAACTCTGTGTATACTCCTCAGAATCTTACGGAACATTTGCCTAGATACATGAAAGGCGATTGTAACTTGATTGTATCTGGTGGTAATACCAATATTGCGGTGTTCCTTTCTTCTGAAGAAAAAGATTCTGTAATTGTACATGAATACATGTGGCAGAGTTCTCAGAGACAGTTAATGTCTTGGTCTAAGTGGAGATTCAGACAGAATGTAGCGAGTGCCCACATGTGTGAGGGACAGCTACATTTTATTTTAGCTAGTCCTACCTCCGCAGGCAATGAGTTTTTAGTCGGTGTTATTGATCCTAGATCAGATGCTACTAGAGATACAGATGGTGACGTAAGAAACTTCCCGTACTTGGATTTGTACATAGACGTTCCCGTAACAAGAAGCGTGAATCCTACGAATCCGTTGAAGACGAAGTTAACTTGTACTCTACCTGCGTTTATGAAGAATGCAACTGTAGGTACTAAGTACTTGGCTTTGGCTAGCACTGTAAAGGGTTTGTATGGGGAGCCAATAGGTATTCAAAGTATATCTGAAGACGGTACTATTCTGATAGACTCCTCCTACAGTGGTGATACCGTTACCATAGGGTATACATACAAGAGCTTCTTTGAACCTAATTCTCCGATTGTGTTTAGTGTATCTGGAGATACGAGACGACTTATTTCAGACACTAAGGATACTCTCCTGAGAACTGATATAACTTTGCAGAAGTCTGGTGAATTCCAAATTGAGGTAAAAGACGATCATAATCAAGGAGTAATGTCTGGTACTCGTACTGCTTTGCTGTGGAGCAGTAAAGAATTATGCACGGGTAATAAACAGATCAATTCCGTTACTGACGTTATCGTTCCATGCAGAACTAATGCGCATACTACCAGTATCGTAATTAGTACTGAGGATACACGAGAACTGAATGTACTAGGTTTAGTTTATGTAGTCAAGCTACATCAACAGAAAGGTAGAAAGAGGGTGTAATGGCTTACAGAAATCAAATAGGGCCTACTGTACAATTTCAGTCTGGTATCAACAGTATGGCCTCTGGTGCGGCCTCTGGCGCGGCTATGGGTGCTAGTATAGGTGGTCCTTGGGGTGCGCTTATCGGCGGCATTGCTGGTACTGTAATGGGTGCATTTAGTGCCATTTTTGGTAACAACGATGCAGAGAAGGCGGCTCGGGCACAGCTTAGAGCCGCACAGATGGCTAACGATAAAAATCTTCAGGAACTATCTAGACAGATTTCTGAGGTATGGAGAGAGCGTGCTATTGAGTACAGACGTACTCAAAGTGCGCTTACTTATTTAGAGACTGAGGGTAACACTGAACAGGCTCAGGCTAGAAATACTTATGCCGCCGCAGATCAGATCGGCTCTGCTGTAACGTATGTCACTTCAAATACTCAGATGCAGGAAGATGCTATGAAGTGGCAACAGATGTTCAACCTTGAGACTGCTATCGAAAACAGTAACGCTAAGGTTACTACGTTAGTAAAACAAGCGGATCAATCCTTCATGGGTGTAGGTATTGAGTCTGGTAAAACTGATTGGTTAGGTGTATTCGTTACTGGTACAGCGGCTATGAAGGGTTTATCAGATGCAGGCGTATTCAGTAAACAATCGGGTGGTTATCAACCTACTACGCTAGGTAATGATTATTCGACACCTAAGTTCAGTACCGTAAACGATAGCTACGCAGGTCGAGGGTTGAATCAGTACGGTAATTTCAAGTTCCCAACGATAGGTGGATCAAATAGCTCAATGTTGAGGTTAGGATAATGCCTTTAGAATATAAACCGAACTTCACTTCTGCTAGTGGTGGTGGAGGCTTTGTTTCAGGGTATCATGGTACTCCTGACAGTTTCGCTCAGCAGGGGACTCCTGACTTTGAAGGGGCGATGAAAACACTAGCAGGTGTCGTTGAAGAGTACAGAGACGACGCCTTCGAACAGGGTAAGTTAGATCAGCTTGCAGGTGAGATCGACAATAACAAAATCCTGTTTAAAGATGCGTACTTAGCGGGTGCTGAGTACGCTACATCTTTCCAAAAGATGGCAGAATTTCAAGCCTTTGTTGCTGATGAGAGCAATAAGGCTTTAGGCAGAGGCGAGAGCGCAGAAGAGTTCTACGCTCGAATCTCTCCGAAGATTGCAGAGTACCGTGATAGCTATGCTAAGATTAAGCAGGTGAATCCTGAAGCAGGTACTCTGCTAACGAACAACCTAATGAATGTAGCTACAGGCGCATTACAGAACTACGGCACAGCACGTCTAAAGCGTGCGTATGAGCATCGTAGAGCAGGTAGTGTGACTACTGCTACCGCAGGTATTGTAGGCCCGCTACAAAGCCCTAACGTTAATCCTGAGATGATTCAGGGTGCTTTACTACAGACTACTAGTGCTTTGCGAGAAGATGCTAAAAGCATGGGCTTAAATGAAGAAGAATATATCTCGGATGTGTTCAGCGTTTCATTTGAGAATGTTGTTACTGGGTTGAACTTCAATGAGCCTATGCACCGTTCGTGGATTAACGTAATTGATAGCACTGTACGCAAGATGGTTGACGGTGGTATTATTGATCGCACTAAGAGTACAGAGCTATTAACGCTACTGCAAGGTAGAGTAAAAGAGGCTACTAATACTGGTATACAACAGATCATACTAGACTCTTATACGCTTTCTAACGAAGGCGCATATACTGACGCTAAGCACGCGGATCATAAAGCCCAACTGTATGCGGCAATACCTCTGGGTGCTGATATTAGAACAGTAACAGGGGCTTTATCTGGGATTGACAAGAACTGGGCTAACAGTAACAAAGACGCTAATATTCTGAATACTGTTCCTACGGATACAGATTCTCAGAATAGGCAGGCTACAGCGTTCGTTAAGAAACATCAGGGGGAGTCTCCTGTTATCTTAGCACAGAATGCTGTATCCACTATTGGCATAACTAAAAATCCAGTTATTGCTGGAAAAATCATGCCTCTGTTTGCAGAAGGCATGGTAAGCTTAATGAGCCGTGATCCTAAGGATGGTGTACCAACCTCCAGAGACTTAGAGAATCTATATGCACTAGCGTGGTCTTACGAGAATCTACCTAGTGAGGTTAATAAGAACTCTGTTTACAAGAATGATTCTGTACGCGATTTCCTAACAATACCCGCAAATCGTGATCTAATGCTAAAAGCTATTCAGGATTCCAGTAATGTAACCGCATTGCGAGAGAACTGGGTAGCATTCAATGCTGAGGGTAAGAAGCTAATGATAGGTGCGCAGTTATCTGAGGATGATGTGTATTCCTATATTCCTCCTTTGTTTGGCACAGAGCTTAAGGTTAAGCATGGTGATGTAGAACGAGGTATAATCAATAAGATCATTGGTTCTGTATCTCAGTATTCTCCTAAAATCATTACCAACAAAGAGCAGTTGATAGGTAGATTTGATCAAGAACTCAGATTTGAAGGTAAATCTGGGCTTGTCATTATGTCTCCTATGGACTTTAGAGATGCTTTACCTGAGTTGTACAGCATAGGTGGTATTGATCCTAATATAGCATTAGACGATGCGTTAGCTACTGTAATCAAAATGAGTGATCCTACTAAGACATGGGATACAAATGATCTGATTGTTACGTTTGATCCTAAACAGCAAAAGTGGTTGTTGTATGATGGTACTCAAGAAGCAGTAGCGGGTATAGAACAAGTACCTGTTAGTATTGCTCAGGATAAGCTAGATAGAGCTATTGCACAGAGTGTGCGTAAACAGTATATCTCGGATCAGGAAGAAGCCGCTAGATCGGTAGTAGCAGTTGCATACAGCCAGTTCGATGATAAGGCTGAAGCACCTAGTCTAACTATAGTGAATACGCCCAACGGTCGTGTTGGCGTAGTAAACGTAGATGGTTTTACTATGGGTGCTATGCTACAAGGACTAAGTACTGCTGTAGAAAATAGCGTTGCTAGTGAAGATGTAAAAGCTACTGCTAGACAAGAGTTAGATATAGCTAGAGGTCTAGGTACGTACTTCAAAGAGGATACTGCTTTAAGAAGAGCAGTAGAGGCTTGCACGGGTATGAACTTCGATACTTTAGTCGCAGACATCTTAAAAGATAAAACATCTGACTACGAATTAGAAGCTGATCCTTGGACTTCTACTCCTCATATTGGAGAATCATCTAAGATAGTAGCTAGACAAGTTGCTGTACAAGAAGCATCCGATTACTATGCTAAACAAATTAAAGCTAGAGCTAGAACTGTAGCCCCTGACTGGAAACCTGAAGCGTCTGGTGTAGCTCCTATTCAGTATACTACGGGTACTGGGGATACTGTTGATGCTGATGAACTAGGTAAGATTACTGAATTTATCCTTAACGGTGTACGAAGTGATACTAACCCTTGGGGTGAAAAGAATCTGCTTAAAGACGAAAGCGATAAACAGGTGCTTAAAGAAACATTATTGGATATAGGAAAAATATCTGATAACAGACTGCAAGCTACTGTTAGACGCATTACTGGGCGTAGATTCGATGATTGGGTAAAAGCATTTAAAAACGACAATCAATCTGATGTTGTTAAGGCAGAGGCTAAAAACGATGCTGAATTAAAATCGAGTGCAAATATGACGAATGAAGAGCACAGAGCAAAAATAAATTCTTTACGTAGGCCGCTTACAGTTTACGGTGCGTGGAATAAAACCATCTTTGGTGACCTAGGTGCTGAGTTCGCTAAAGAATTAGAGAAGGATGAAGGCTTCGTGATTGATTGGGTGAACACACGTTCCCCCAAAGATCAGAAGAATCCTAATCTAAAGCAGGTAGAAATCATTGGACTAGGCGTTGTTAGAGGCGGTTTTCCCTCGTGGTCTAAGAAATTCGAGGCTGTAAGAGGAGATGCAGATGCTATCTCTAGACTTTCGGCAGAATTTGCAGTAGATTACTTTAATAACGTAGCCACTAAGTTAGATGCTTATGGATTTAGCTTAGAGAAGCTACAGAGTACTCCTGAACTTAAGACTACATTATTTGCTTTAGGATCATATCTATGGCATGGCGGTAAGTACAGTAATGGGTACTATGAGGCTATGAAGTTAGCTAGAACTGATCTTAACGGAGCATTGAAGTATCTACAGAGTACAGCTCCGTACAAGGAGTCAGGTAATGCTCGTAAGCGTAGATATGCAGACGGGCTTAGAGCCATTGCAACAATGAAATAAAAGGAGACAGGCGTGTTAGATAATACGACAGCTTCGGGGTACGCATTCTACAAGAAAGTCCCTGATTTTAACGAAAAGGGTATAGTGGAAGAACCCACAGGAGCTACTGTAACTAGTACGCCTGTAGATATTCCTGACAGTACTCTTCCTGAAAAGAGAGAGTACGGTGTGTTCGAAACAATGTGGTTGCAAGCTAGATACAGCAATCTAACTGCATCGTTGTTCAACACAGCTTCTAGAGTGTTCCAAAAGAATGATGGATACTCTATTACTCAAAGTAATAAGGATATAGATCAGTTACTACGTATTGATCCTACTATTGCTCATGATGAGAAGATGTATCTCTATGATAACTCTTACTCTAGAGAATCTTTAAAAGACGCATATCAGCATATTAAGGACTTACGCAGGGCTAATGAAGCCTTCGCTCAGCATCCAATAGCAGGTGTAGCCTCTGGTCTATTTGATCTTGCTGAAGTAGCTCTAGCAGCTGGTACAGGCGGTCTGAGCAGGGGGTTAAGTGTAGTCGGTAGGGTAGCCTTGGGTGCAGGCGCAGGCGGCCTTAGCGGGGCTGTATACGCGAGCAATCAGCCTTCTGATAGCGATGCCCTCCTTACTCAGATGGCTATTGGTGGATTAGCTAATGCTATTGGAGTTCAGAATGCCACGAAAGCGGCTAATGCGGCTACCGGTACTAAACAGAATTTCAATAAGACTAAGCTAGGTCTGCCTAAGCCTATGCGGGAAGTATTCAAGAAATACGGCGGTGGTTTCAAGAAGTACATGTCGTTCACTGATGAAGTGGCTGAAGCTGACGCTAAGGTTGGTACAGACTACGCTCAGAAATTGTACGGCTTTGCATCTCAGAATGGTGAAACGTCTGCGGCTATGCGTACTAAAGCATACCGTATGGAATTGATGCCTAATGTTCACGCATTAGAAGACGGCTTAGTTAAAGCAGGACTGTATCCAAAGAACATTACTGATAGAATCAAATCTTGGGTACAGCCTCAGAATCAGGATGCTGTTACTAGACTAGCTAGAGCACAACAGGAAGCGCGTGGTTGGTTGAATACTATGGATGATTACTACTCTCGTATGGGTAGACTATCCGAAGCACTAACTGAAATTAAGGGTAGAATTGAGAAGTTCAATTCTTTGTTTGGAGATCAGGTTAAGTACGTAACTTCTGATGCTCCTACCATTGACGCTCTGATGAAGATGCCTCCTGAGCAGGTAAACCGTATTGTTAAGTACCTCGATGACAAGATTAAGGAATACAATGCGGCTGTTGCTAACGAGCGAGGTGTTAAGAAGTCTATGAAGCTACAGCTTACTTCTGAAGAAGAGGCTATGCTAAAAGAAGACTTCACTGTAACGGATGATATTTGGTACGGTAGAGATACCATAAAAAGTATTGATACCTTATCTTCCGATGCTAGAGCGTTTGCTCAGGCTTACATTGATAGTAAGTTAGGCAATGCTACTGGCAAGATGATTAACGAGCGTAGCACTCTTAGTAAGGTTATTGAATCTCCTTATTACATGCACAGTAGATTCTCTATCGATCAGGTAGCAGATCAATGTGAACTGCATGGATGTGCGGCTGTAGCTAAAGCATTTGGTGAACAGATGAAAGGTGCGCTGTTAGCTAGAGCAAAAGGCGCACAGTGGGCTAATGATATCGATCCTGAAATCTTAGGTATGTGGGTGCTTAATACACTCGTTAGAGGTCAGGATGGTTATGCTGTTATTAAGGGTTACATTAGAGATAACTTCGCTAAGCTATCTGAGGATTTAGCTAACAAGATCATGTCTGTTAGCGGGTGGGATAAAGTCTTAGGCGTAGACGAGCAGACTAACCTCATCGAGCTAATGCGTGAGACTACCGGTGCTAAACACATTGATATATCTGCTACACTAGGGCAGAGTAGTATCTTTAAGCATAGATTTGCATGGGATTACGATGCGGTATCTCCCGGCGGTATCCAACTACGTAATATGCTAGGCTCAGATATTATGGCTGACGTAGAACATAGTGTGTTATCTACCGCTAGTTCCGTAGCTATGAGTAGTGTTTCTTACAAGAGTGTTAAAGGAGAACTTAAGTATCTCAGTAACGCAGATAACATTAGAGAGTTCTGGGATATATTCAAGGATGATCTGACGAGGGCGTATGATGGTGACTCAGCTAAGGCTAATGATATTATGCGTTACGCATACAATCTCAGCATGGGTAATCCTGTAGGTGCTGATATTGGAGATGTGGCTAGAGCGGCGGCTAGTATCGCTAACACCATGTTCTTAGGTAAGTCTGGTTTGTATAACCTAGTAGACTTCGGCAGTATTGCTAACGAGTTTAACACCGTTGCTACTGTTAAGGAAATCATTCCTGCATTGAAACGCGGTATAGGTTTTGATCTGAAAACACTTACTAAAAAAGAATGCAAGGACTTGATTGATATTCTCAGACTAGAATCTTTTGAAGAAGGTAGATTCCGTAACGTAGTTACTCGTCAAGCGGAGGATATGTTTGTCCTTAAAAAGAGCATTACCCGTGAGATTGAATGGGCTACTCAAAGTGTTAGATTCTTAAATGGCATGGAAGCTGTAAGACGATTACAGATTAACATGACTACTAGTCTGTACGTTAAGAAGCTAGAGAATGCTATTAAGGGTAGTGTTAAGGATCAAGAGTACTTCATTAAGAACTCGGGGTATTCTAAGGGTATCTTTAACTCTATCAAGAGAGAAGTAGATGCTCATGGTTGGAATATCTATCAGTGGGATAACAAAGCATTAGCGAACAGAGTCCATACAGAAGCTAGAGCTACCGTCGATAACGTAATCCTAAGCATTCGTAATGGTGAACGTCCTCGCTTCATGGATAATCCCATTGGTAAAGTAGCATTCGCTTATCAGTCCTTTGTGTTTGCCGCAAACCAAAAGCTACTGCGTAGATACTGGAATCAAGAGGGTGTTCTCGGCGTGGCTACGTTAATGACGATGCAGTTGCCATTAGCGTGCCTAGTGGGTATGTTGTCGAACGTCATTGAAGGTAAAGATCCTGAGAAGGATTTAGTAACGTCCGTTAGTACCTCTATGAGTTCTCTAGGTTTGTTTACTATCCCGATTACCGCTTTGTCTCGTGGTGAATTAGGCGGTACGTTCGTAGGCTTTGGCCCTGTATCTTATGCTATTCGTGCGGGTACTGGTCAGATGGACGTGTTTAATGCGTTAGCTGATGCGCCCTTTGTGAGTGCTAATCCTATTTCAAAAGCCGCTTTGATGGCTTTAAGTAATGAATATAATGAGGAATAACTATGAGTTATAAAGACAGCAGAGTATCCTATAGTATTCAGAGAGCAGTATCAGACGGTTCTTTGACTAGGATAGCTGTAACTATTGTCTATCTAGATAAGGACGATGTATCCGTATGGATAGATGGTGACGAAATCCCGCTAGAGGGAGCAGAGCAATACAAGTGGTCTTGGGATGGTGACGACATTCTGTTCGAGCAACCTATCCCGAAAGGCCTAGAAGTATACGTTAGACGCAACTCGTACCGTGCAGGTATGTTTAATGTATTCAATGGTAGGGCAGAATTCTCTAACAAGTCCATGGACGAGAATTTCCTACAACTTCTGTATTTAGCTCAAGAATACTCTGATGGTTCTGGTCTGCGAGACGTTTATGATGACATAAACATGAACGGACATAAGATTACGAACGTCGGGGAGGCTACCGAAGATACCGACGTTATTACGTATGGTCAGTACAAGCGAGATGCAGAGGGTGCTAAGGTGGCTAGGGATGAAGCAGAGGCCGCTAGAGATGCCGCACAGCAAGCCAGAGATGAAGCTCAAGCTTACAGCGATAATGCCGAAGCTAATAGTTCTTTAGCGAAAGACTGGGCTGTCAAAATGGATGGTAAGGTACAGGAGGATGGTCATGAAGTAGACTATTCTGCAAAGTACTGGGCACAGTCTGTATCCGAGATGGGTAATGCGGCTTTAGTTGTTGCAGACAACATCGAAGATGTTAATACTGTAGCAGATAATATTGATGATGTCAATGCGGTTGCAGGGGATCTTGTAGGTACCTTTAAGCCTCTTCAATTTACCGATATGGGTAGAGTAGGTACAGGTGAAACTGAAGAGATAGAAGTAACCGGTGGTAACATCAAGACTGTAGCAGATAGCATTGAGGATGTCAATAGTGTAGCAGGTGCTATCGAAGATGGTTCTCTTCAAATAGCTATAAATTCTATACCTATTACTGTTGAAAATGTCCGATTGTCCAACGAAGCTAAAGATGATGCTGTAGCAGCTTCTAACAAAGCTAAAGATTGGGCTATCAAGATTGATGGTAAGGTAGCTGATGATGCAGGTCTAGAAGTAGATTATAGCTCTAAGTACTATGCCAACCAAGCTAAAGCTTCTGCTGAAGAGGCTAATGTCTCTGCTGATGTTGCGACTGAAGCTGTGACTGAGGGTGTCTCTCAGATCAATGCTTTGTCTCAGCAAAAGGTAACTGAGATAACCAATGCAGGTACGACACAAGTAAACAATGTGAATACCGCAGGTACGACTCAGATTGAAGCCGTGAATACCGCAGGTGCTACTCAAGTGTCTGCTGTAGAAGATGAAGGTGCTTCTCAGGTATCCGCTGTGACTGCTGAGGGTACTAAGCAAAGTGGCCTTGTTACTGCTAAAGGTACCAATCAGATTACCTTGGTAGAACAAAAAGGTGACTCTGTAATCGCTACCGTTGATGCTTCTAAAGATGGGCTGATTGAAGAACTTCAAACTGAAGGTACTACTCAGGTTGGTCTTATACAAACAGCAGGTACAACTCAGGTTGGTAAAGTCAATACAGCAGGTACGACTCAGGTATCCAATGTAAATGATGCAGGGGATACTCAGGTTCAAGCTGTGAATACTGCGGGTACTACTCAGATTGCCGCTATAGGTACCACTACTGAAGAAGCTATAGCAGACCTTGAGCCTTATGTAGAGAAAGCTCAGGCATGGGCAGAGAAAACAGATGGCCCTGTTGAAGGTGATAGCTATAGTGCCAAGTATTGGGCTAATCAGGCATCTAGTGGTCAACTTAATGCTGACTGGAATGAGACAAACTCTAGTAATAAAGGGTACATTAAGAATAAACCTGATCTTTCTGTCTATGCTGAAAAGACCTATGTAGATAGTGCTTTAAGTAGTGCTTTGGTTTATCAGGGTTCTGTCAATACGTATGCTGATCTTCCTGTAGCTTCACAGAAAGTAGGCGATATGTATAACGTAGCTCAGGCTGATAGTTCCCATGGCATCAAAGCAGGTGACAATGTAGCTTGGAATGGTAGTGCTTGGGATGTCCTAGCGGGTGCTGTTGACTTGTCTGCTTATCTGACTAAATCGAGTGCTGCTTCTACGTATGCTACGATAGATGATCTTGATGCTACCAATAACAGCATTGATACCCTTGAGGCTACTGTAGGTACTAAGGCTAATGATTCTGCTGTAGTTAAACTCACAGGTAATCAAACGATAGCCGGTACTAAGACCTTTAGTTCTACCATTGCAGGTAATATCAATGGTACTGCTAGGAATGTTACCGAAAGCTACACAAAGACAGCTAGAGGTGACATTGGGTATGGAGAGAATAATAACTACCTGATTGATAAAGCGGCTCTAGCTTTTTGGAATGGTCGCTATAGTGGTACGTCAAGCAATCTAGAATATTGTAGATATGGCACTATTATAGACACAACCAGAGATCAAACTATAGGTGGTACAAAGACTTTCTCTGAAACTATAGTAGGTAGTATCAATGGTAATGCGGCTACAGCAGATAAATTAAAGACAGCTAGAACAATCAATGGTACTTCCTTTAATGGTACTGCAAATATCAATATCAATAACATTATCTCCAGAGGACAAGTAACTGCACTTAGTGGTTCTACTAGAGGTTCTATTAAAGGTATTCAGCTTTATGAAGCCTACAATAACGGGTATCCTTATTCTCATGGTAATGTCATTCACATGAGAGGTTCTAGAGCTGATTATGGTGGTGACAATGAAATCATGTTTACTTGGAATGGGGAAGACAGAGTATTCATTAGAAGCCTTAGAGATACTGCAACTTCTGAGTGGACGGAGTGGAGTGAACTACAGGTTGTTAGAACTGACTATGGGAGAGTAGGGAGTTAATATAAAAGATGGCTGTAAATTTAACTAACTTAGACATATCCACAAGATATGCTCTACAAGAAGACTTTGATAACGGTTTTGTAGGTAGAGACAGACAAATCGTTATTCAAACGGATGATGCTAAAGGGTATCGTCCAATTATCATGGATGGTAAGACTTCAGGTGGTAAGAACAAGGTTGCCCTTATGGATGACCTTGAAGATTGGAAACCTGCAAGCGCGACTAGTGCTGACAAGTTACAGACTGCAAGAACAATCAGAACGAATCTAGCATCCACTTCTACTGCACCCTTTAATGGTACTGCAAATGTAACACCGGGTGTTCAAGGTATCCTTGGTACTGCTAATGGTGGTACAGGGAATGATGATGGTACGGTTGCTAGCTTGACTACAGCTCGTACCTTTATCTGCAACCTAGAGTCCACTTCTGCGGGTTCCTTTAATGGCTCTGCTAATGTTACTCTTGGTGTCTCTGGTGAACTACCGATTGCTAGAGGTGGTACTGGTCGTACTGATGGTCATGCACCTAAAGACATCCTTATGTCTGACAACAGAGGAAACCTTAACGGTTATGAGAACTCTAGCAATGTGACTTCAGCTAGTCTGACTATTAGTAACACCTCTAGAGATTCTATTTATTGGTCTGTAGAAGATACTATGCACTTAACAATAAATAACGGTGTATCTAATCAATCATGGACTAAGGTTATTGTTCTAAACAATACCTATAGTGCTGGTGGACTACAAGTTACGGCTGATTCTACTAAATGGACTTGGATTGCGGGTGATCCAACTAATATGCCTGGTTATACCTTTTATGGTATTATGGTAATACATTGGAGTAATTCACAAGGATTTATTTCATTTTCATATAAGCCGAGTTAGTCATGATTAAGAAATATACTTATAAAGGAAAAGAATACACGTCTGTTCGCCAATTGAAGAAAGACATTTGGGAACAAGACGGTAAAGCCTTTTCTACTCCTAGTGATGCTTCTGGTTGGGCAATATATGGGGTGGTCTATCAAGAACTCCCTGACCCTGAACCGGTAGAACCTTCCTTGGAGGAGGTAAAGCAAACCAAACTAAATGAGCTTGAAAGAAAGTTTCTTAGTTGGTATGAAAATGACGCTAAGATGATCTCTAGCTTAGGCTATGAGTGCGACTCTGATGCTAGAGCTATGATGGACGTTAATGGTCTGGTTATAGCGGCTGAGTCTGGAGCTATGGTTTATAGCTCCATCTTCATGGATGCCAATAATCAGCCCCATATGGTATCCTTAGAGCAACTCAAGACGATACAGCTTGAGATCATTACAGCGGGACAATTTGCATATAACGAAAAGTGGACTTATAGATCAGATATTGAATCTGCTACATCCGTAGAAGAAGTCAATGGTATCACTATAAGTTTCACTAAGTGTGATTTCAGTAATGAGGCATCCTGATTGTTTTCAGGTACTCGTTGCATTAGATCAATTAGTGAATACACTTTTTGGTGGTTATGCAGATGAAACGGTGTCTAGTCGATCACATAGAGCTTACATTACAGGTAAGCGAAAGTGGACTAGAAATTTAATTAACCTATTATTCTTTTGGCAAGACGATCATTGCAAGGAGGCGTATGAAAGTGAACTTAATAGGTTACAGTACCCTCCTGAATTTAGAGAGGATGGTTAACAAAAGATGCTAAATAAAGACTTAATATTTAGCTTGATGTCAATAATGGGAGACAAAATGTTATTTCCTGATTGGGCTAATGCTAAGACCCCCACAATAACGAGCAATACTAATTATACCGTAGAGGAAGACTGCTTATACTGTGGAACTATTTATGATGCACAAGGCGGTGAAGGTATGTATTTGTACATAGACGGGGTGCAGATCAACAGTCTTATAACCGGCAAAGGTGTATCCGAAGATAACAACGTATTTGCAGATGAAACCTTAATTTTCCCTATTAAAAGGGGATCAATTATTAGGTTTACTTCAAATGCCTCTCGAAAGCGAACTTTCTTACTTGTACCTCTAGTAGGGGGGGGGTTAGAGTCAGTTCTTATCATATTGTCTTGCACAAAAGCAAACCAAAGAGGGAGACATTATGCCATTAAATAAGGAAATGATCTTTGGTTTATTAGCTTTTGGAGGTGATGATATGAAAATGGTTGTGCCTAACAAAAAAGAGTCAATTCTTGTAAGAGGGAATAATACCCCCATTACATTTAATACTCCAGTACTTATTACAAGTATTTCTAATACTGACACACACACAGACAATATAGAATATAATATAACATATCCTGATGATTCTACTATAACTCTTAATAGAAGAGATGTAAATCTTACTGGCCTGTATTATCCAGAAGGAACAAAGTTTGAATTTAGTAGAAAATCCTCAGACAATCTGATGCGTTATATAGAGTGTAAGTGGATTGACGTATAACTATTCGTAACTAACCCTTGAAATTTTTACTTATTTTATAAGCCCCATATAGTCTATATAATAGAATATAACAAGCTACTCGCTTGTACATAGACAGTTTTGTATAGATAACCTGTCTGACGTGACAATTATTTTAAAACTATACATAACAATAAATGGATAAACTAAATGTATTCTTTTGAACGTAAAGGTACAGAACATCCTATGAGAGACATGAGGGATATCCTTGAAGATACAGCTCATAGAGCAAAAGATTGCCTTGAGCATCTTCTGGATGAATCTTGTTGGGACTCTCAAGATTTGGATGATGTAAAGGACTGCATAGAGATTCTGTGCGGTATCCGTAAGTTTAACTATATGATGGAACATAAAGGGGAATAAATATGGCTGAATATGCTAGTAAAGGTGTAGCAGGTACGGCTCTGGGTTTGGGTATTGCCGGTACTGTTGGCCTCGTGAATCAGCTTAGTGGTTGTAATGGTGGTGTCCTTGGAGGTATTCTTGAGAAGTATAAGGATAGCTAATGGCGGCTAAGGTTTCTAAACTAAGTGAACTACACGAGAAGTTTGCTCAAATGCTTTTGGATGATATTAAGGTATGCCAAGATGAAGGTATTCCTATGTCTTCCTCTGATAAAGCAGTTATAGCCGCGTTCTTAAAAAATAACGGTATTACTGCTGATCCTGACACTGAAGATATGAAAGCGCTTGATGCAGAGTTCAAGAGAGACGCTGAAGCACAGCGTAAGATTCGCGCTAGTCTGCTTCTAAAAAGTACAGGCGGAGATTCAGAATACGCTGACTTATTGAATTGATATGAGAGAAGAAACATTAAAGAGAGTTCGATTGTTATCTGAGAAGGTACGCAGATACAAAGATGATCCAACAAAGATGCCTGTAGCTCAGAGAGAAGAATTCTCTTTGATGTTTTCAGCTACATTTGAAGAATTTACTGAGTTCTGTGAACTAGGAATGCAATTCCTAGGGTTCAAGATGACTCCGATGCAAGCTGAGATTGCTGAGTTCACACAGAAAGGGCCTAGACTTAGAATGGTACAAGCACAGCGTGGTGAGGCTAAGACTACTATTACTGCGTTGTACGCTGTGTGGAGACTCATACGTAATCCGTGTTCGCGTATTCTGATTGTTTCAGCAGGTGAAGCACAGGCTAACGATATTGCCGTGCTAATTATTCGCTTGATCGAACAGTGGTATTTGTTGAGTTGGCTTAAGGGTGATGGTACTCACGGGGATAGAACCTCGTATGAGAACTATGATGTGCATTACAGCCTCAGACGAGTAGAAAAGACTGCATCAGTATCTTCAGTTGGTATTAAAGCTAACCTGCCTGGCAAGCGAGCAGACCTTATTATTGCTGATGACGTAGAGTCACAGACTAACTCGAATACGCAGATCATGCGAGATGATCTGCTAAACCGTACAAAAGAGTTCGCGGCTATTTGTACGCACGGAGATATTCTGTATTTGGGTACGCCACAGACTCGTGAGAGTATCTATAGATCCTTGCCTTCTCGTGGTTATCAGATCAGAATATGGCCGGGTCGATATCCTGAGCCTGATAGAATCGACAGATACGCTCCTGATACCCTCGCGCCGTCGATTCTAGAGGCTCTAGAGCGCGATAAGACACTAGGGCAAGGGGGTGGTATTGATGGCACTCGTGGAAAGCCTACAGACCCATTACGGTACACGGAAGAGGATTTGCAGGATAAGGAGCTGGACTACGGCCCGGAAGGGTTTGATTTGCAGTACATGCTTGATACGACTCTGAGTGATGAGCTTAGAACGAAGATCAAGCTGAATGACATGCTGATTACTCAGTGCGGGTACAATGAGGCACCCGAGTTCTATACGTACAGCGCAGAGCCTAGATACCTCATTAGAGAATCTGAGTTATGTACTCCTCCGACTATCGGTCATAGAATGTACACGGTAGCTAGAAGTTCTGATAAGTTCACGAAATACCAAGTGAAGTACATGGTGGTTGATCCTGCTGGTAACGGCGGTGATGAACTCGCTTATGCTGTAGGCGGTACATGTAACGGGTATATACACCTGTTTAGTACTGGTGGTATGCAAGGCGGTACCAGTAAGGAGAATCTTAACAAGATCATCGACATGTGCCTTGAGATGGACGTGCAGTGCATTAAAGTCGAAAGCAACATGGGGCATGGTACGGTAGAACAGCTATTCAGGGCTGAATTGGAGAATCGTAAAATCTGTGGTATTGGTGTGGAAGGATTCTACAACGGTATTCAGAAGGAGAAGAGAATCATCGACAGTATCTCTCCTGTAACAAGACGACATAAATTTATCTTACATGAGAGAGCAATCCTAGACGATTGGAATTGTTGTAAGAAGTACAGTGCAGAGAAACGTAATATCGTGAGTGCGCTGTATCAAATGGTGAACATAACGTATGACAGACAATCGCTGGCTAAGGACGATAGAGCGGATGCTATCGGTGCTTTGGTAGCTTTCTTATCTGAAACCATAGCAGTTGATGAGGAGGCACTACAGCAGAAGCGTGATTTAGCGGCTGTTAGAGAGTTCTTGGATAATCCGATGGGGTACGTTATGAAGAGAAATCGGAGAAATGGTTCATGGAACAATCTAATGAAGTACTCTCGGGTACGGCGGTAGTACCGCAACCATCGTTGGAAGTAAGACTGGCAGTTATGGAAGAAAGACTTAACACTGTAAGAAAGGATGTTAAGGAACTCGATAACCGCTTGACAGAAAGCGTGTCTCGAATAGAGCACATGATAGATGGACTCAAGAACAGACCTAATAGTGTACAGGAGTTCCTAGAGGAGAACTGGAAAGCTATCGTGTTGGTTGTTATGGGTATTCTTGGGGCTAACGCTACAATTGTAGAGACGTTAGCTAAGGCTTTCTTTGGTAATTAGTGAGGAATAGCGTTTCCTGGGGCTAGAAGGGCCCTAGGAGCCTCGTTGGAGGGTGTATGGTAGGTACAGTACTAGAATGGCTCAAAGGCTCTACAATGGGCCTTCTCGTGGCAGGAATCGGTATCGGTGCTTTTGTGTGGGGTTGGAATAAGATAGATGCCCAAGAAAAGATGATTATTGAACTTCAAGAAGCAGTAGCTCAGAACGAAAGAGTCATCGAAGGGTATAAGCAGGATATGCTTTTGCATAAACAAATGATCTTGTCTCTTGAGAAAGAGAAGAAGGTTATTGAAGATACAGTGCGCGAACAGAAGAAAACGCTCGATGTGATAATGGAGGATAAGAACGGTGAGCATACAAAGGATAGTGAAGTACTGCGTATGCGGTTGTCTGATGATGTTATTGGCATCTTGCGCACAGACCCCAGTGCAGTACCGTGAGACTGAAGTGTATATCCCTCAAGAGTTCATGACTGAACCTAGGAAAGTGTATCTTGAGGGAGATACAGTACATGATGTAGTGAAGTACTGCATAGACTTGAAAGGACAGAATGTAGAACTGAAGAGTACCCTTAAGGGGATTAAGAAGTATATTGAAGAGAGAAATGCTAGAATTAGAGATCAAAATTCTTAAAGGCTTAATTTTGATTGCTAATGCGAGAGGGGTACTCACCTCTATCAAGCAACTCTTTCCCCCGTAGGGGTACTCGTAGCATGGTAGCTCTCTACTGCCTCTATCATGTTTCTATGCAGTAGTAGTACAGATACTCTCTTAGCTCTCTACTAAGAGCTTCTATGATAGCTTTATGTAGCTCTTATAGATATGTATAGGAGGGGAGTATCTGTCTCCTTGTCTGTCTCTTTTACTGTCTCTTTTACTCCTTATCTATCTCTTTTACTGTCTCTTATATATCTTATTATATATCTCTATATAACTCTCTATAACTCTACTAATAGATACTACAATAGCTCTATGTATATCTCTATATAGATCTCTATAAATATCTCTAGTAGCTCTCTTATATATCTCTATGTATATACTAGTAGGGATACATCATCATGTTACATACATTATTCTACAGCATTAGCTTGCATCAATTGTTATACATAGATAGTTCACATCAGTAGTGTTAGCTATGTGTATCTATCTATTCTCTTAGGCGTTCCCTCGGTGCTTCGCACCTCGGTCGGCCTACGCTTTCAATGTACTCAGCTACAGACTATTCGACTACAACAATCACGTTATTCGCTGTTCGCTCATACCGTGCTTGCCTAGTCTCATTTAGTCTGTATCTTCCGTGCATTTCTCAGCTCCGTCCTAACGCTATCGTGATACGTAGTCTAGAATCCCTTTTCCTGAGGCTACAACAGCTCTCCTTTGCTCTCTAGAGCCTACACCTATGCTACCCTACTGCTTAGCTCTCTAGCACGCTTCTACGCTCTTTCTGAGCGTTCCTCTCTTACGAGCTAACTGCTAAGCGTATCAGCCCTTGCCTTACATAATCTTGTGTGAAAGAAAGCGCAGGGCTACGCCCTGCACTGCCTTCGGCTATTCAGCCTAGGGTTTTCACTCTTGACATCCTCTCAGGAATGTGCATGAGCGCACGCGCCGACGGAGGATGACAGGAACGGACGAGCGATCATCCTCCTTCGCGTGTGCAGTTTAGCACATTCCCTCGTTTCTGTCAAGAGTGGAAACCCTTAGGCAGTAACGCACTCAGCCTTAGGCTTGAGCCACGATAGTTAGATTTTAGACGCTCAATCGCCGCATGGCTCGCCTCCGAAGGATAACACCTGATATTATAGCACACGGATGCACAAAAAGCAAGGCTCCTGATATAGGGATTGCTATTATAGTGATTACCTGTAAAACCCTAGGTTGAACCGGCCTATCCCTCTATAATAGGGACATGTTCAACCACTAGGAGGCATTCAGATATGAAACCGACAACTGCTAGCTTGTTCTTGATTCAGCGGGACTACTGCCCGCTGTCTATGTTGCTACGCCGAGCACAGCGTCAAGCTGTGTGCTTTAGCATAGACGATAAAACAGAAGTTTTCGTCTTTGCAGATGGAAGCGTTCTCATCCACGAATTTGCAACAGAGACAGATGACGATAGCATCTACGTTGTACTGGAAACAAACTAATTACAACAGCCCTGCACTCGCAGGGCATTCGGAGGAAACCATGACACAGCTTAACGAAACCGCAAAGACCGCCCTGATTAGAACTCTTGCTTCTCTCGACACAGGCAAGGGAATCAGCGTCCAGAACGTTTTTTTGCGCATAGCTCACGCGCTTGACATCAACATTAAGCCGCGAGACGTTAGCCCGCTCGCGGAATGTCTCCCGATTATCCGCGACCTCATTGACGAAGGGGTGCTTGAATACTGGCATAGTGAGACCATGCCTCGCTACACATTACGCGAGGGCGCAACCAGCCGCGCATGTTGCAGAACCGAGCCAGTAGGCGCGGTGATTCGAGCTCGAAACAACAGAGGCAACGGTTTACGTGCGCTCGAGTTGATGAGCGCAAGACCTTTCTATGTGAACCGTGACGCAGTGCAGGCGATGCTAGGCCACATAAATGCTGATCTCGAAGCCTTACCGCAAGCATGGAAAGACGGAGTTCTCAGAGGTGAGGAATACATAACGCGAAAGGCCTCGCTGGAAGCAAAGCAGATGCAATGCAAAGCATTACTCAGTCTGCCTGACTGCGCTGTGTACTTTGACACAGCAGCCGACTATCGAGGCCGCCTGTACTTTGGAGGCGGCCTTGCCTCACCGCATAACGGGAAACTTGCACGAGAGATGTTCACTCGCGCAGATGAAGTTACACTCGATTGCAGATCGAGCTTCGCCCAGATGATTGCGCTCCTCACAGGGGACGCGGCTCTTGGGCGTGCTTGTGGTATCGGCACGGAAGCCGATTGCGATCTTTACTTGCAGGTGGCGGAACAAGCAGGCATCGACCGCGAGAAGGCCGAGGCGCACCGCGCCGAGCTTAAAGGCGCGATTATGCCCCGCGCTTACGGGGCAGGAGAAGCCAGATCGAAAGAAGCATTAGCAAGTTTTAGCGATTGCGAACAAGTCGCTATCCTGAAGCGATTAGATTCCTTTACCCGCATCACGAAGCGGGCACAAGCCGCCGCCGCAGAATTCGCCGATGACGGAGACCAACTCGAATGGACGACCCCTTGTGGGAACCACCCACGACAAGAGTACTGGCTGATGAAATCAGCCCAGTTCTGCACAGGCAACAATGATTGCCTGTACTACCCACCTGCATTCCCGTTGACTCTGCGCACGCAGTATGTGCAAAAGAACCGTTCAGAAACACAGTCGGGGGCGGTGCTCGGCTCGACTGCGAACATCGTCCAGAGTCTTGATGCTTCGCTATGCGCTGACGTAATCTGTCGGCACTTCGATAAGACGGG